TTGTTTTGTTTCATTTACATATCTATTGCAAATATCATCAAAAGAATAATCATCATCATTATCTATTGACGCTTTTAGTCTTGCAAAAGCTAACTCATCATTTACTTTCATATTATCCTTTCTCGCTTGTCGCTTGTCGCTTGTTAGTTTTACAACAGGCGCTTGCGCTTGCGCCTGTTGGTTTCAGACTTTTAACCAATGATTTAACATTGATAGGTGCGCTGTATGACCTATTTATACAAACTCGATATTTCATATGTTAAACATCTTGCACAAATCCTTTAAAATCTTTTTTTGCCTTACCTTTAGCAATTAAACCAACTACAACTTTTTTTGGGTCTAAGTGTCTAAGATCATGTTTATCACCGTTTATAACTTTACGGCCTAACCATTTTTTAGGTAGTTTTTTTCTAAATACTGTTGCAATATTATATTTTGTTTTTAATACTTGCTTAACGTCCTCTAAATTATTTTCAGCTTGTGAATAGGTTAAGCTGTAATTTTTTGGTAGTTTTTGAAGTAATCTATTTTTAATTTTTGTATAATCTATAAATTGGACGTTTGGGTTATTGTCCATTAAATTTTTGCCGTTATCTAGCTTGTATCTCTCAAATGGTAAATCACTCGTACCGTTCAATCGTACCGTGTATTTTAATTTTTTTCTTTTTGCCCTCTCGCTTGAGAGTTTTATTTCATGATCTAAATGTTTTAAAAATTTTTGCCTATCAGCTAGAAAATAATATTTTTTATTTAATCTTGATTTTTGAACGCTTGTCATCTGGCCACGTCCAGATGTATTTAAACACATTTTAACACAAATAGGACTTGAATTAGGACATATATTAACGCCACCTATATTTGACGGGGCTAAGTGTAAAATCTCGCTTAAATATTTATATTTATTTGATTTTGCCATTTTAAAGGTTGAACTACCTAATAATTTCTTTTGCTGCTTATATTTATATTTCATACTTTCTTTTTTGTTAGCCCCTCAAAGTATCGTTATACGGCCATTGAGGGGCATTATTGCAAGGACAATAATTTTTTAATATAGGGGCTTGACTTCTAATTGTCAATAGGATAATCAAGGATATTAATAAATAAATATGAAAGCGAGGAAATATGAGTAAAACACAATATCCGACTAAGTATCAAATTACAAAGTTGGAACAGCGGGTCGATGAAGAGATGGATCCAATTATAAAAATGGCCGAATTAGAATTAAAATCGGTCTTAACTGAGCAAACCGAGATTGCCATGTCTTATCTAGCAAAAAAGATAAAAGCTGATAAGGTTATTGATAACCTACAAAAAGCCGTTGAGCAATTAGAGATTGCGCAACGTCAAGCCGTGACATTTTTCGGTAAAATAAAAGACAATAATTTAAAACAAAAATTAAATTATAAGTTTAAAGACAAAAATGATCGAGATAATTATTATAGAAGCGATAATTATGGACGGGGCATAACACCTGAAGACTGTCGAGATCAGCTCAGAGAATTTGCTGAATTTATTGCTCAACAAAAAGTCGAGAATATGAAGGAAGGCAAAAAACTC